GGCCAGTCCCTGATCGCGTCAATCTCGGGCGGGGAATGGACCAGTCACGACCTGCGCAAGATCGCCCGCACCCTGTGGCTCGACCTGGGCGTCTACTACTTCATCGGTGAGCTGCTGCTGAGCCACGACATTCCCGACCTGCAGGCAGCCTACATCCACACCCACGCCGAAACCCTCAAGCGCGACGCCCTGGAACGCTGGCACCTGTGGCTCGAATCCAAGGGCCTCCCTTTTTTTGCGACCGAGACAGGACCGAGACAGCCCGAAAACGGCGCCGACCTGCACCCCAACAACCACGCGGGCTAAACCCCCGCTCAGCAATCCGTCACAAAGGAGGATTTTAGGAAATGAAAAGCGACCAAGATAAACTGCCGGCAAGTCAGCGCAATGACCCCTTTGAGGCCGTGGAGCGAGTTAGCCGGGCGCTGCAGGAGCTGGGCCGGTTGATAGCCCGTGACGACTTCGCAGCATCGTTTCAGAGCCTGGGCGGATATCGCTCGGCGCTGTTGGCCAGAATCGTGGAGCTGAACAAGCCGCCGGTACCAAAGCCGGCGCCGGAACCGCCGCCTACGGTTGAATGGCGATGCGCTGGTGGCTGCGATCATCGGTGCCGCCATGAGTGATCAAGGCGTTACCCGTAACGCGATAGTGAAGCCTGCAACCAAGCGACAGCAGAAGCGGCGAGCCAGGCTCAAGGCAACCAAAGCTAAGGAAGTCAGTTTCGAGACGACCGAGGCCATGTATGCGGTACTGCAGGCGTCCATGGCGACCAGATCGGGCGCCGGCGAGCCTTACAGCGTCACCGAGTACATGAATGCCCTGGTGCGAGAGGACGCGGCCAGACTCAAAGGGCAGATTGCCGATGCAAAGGCATACCCATGCCGCCAGTGCGGCAAGGTGCTGCCCGAGGGCTGTAAGGGGGCATTCAAGGGCGAGCTGGCTTGTCTGCACACCCCGGCCGCGTGGAAGTTCCTCATCCCCACCGTGGACGCCTGATTGATCGCTTGTACGTCGCTTGTACGGAAACCGGTGGCCCACTTAGGTAGATTCCGCTCTACCGTGCCGTAGTTGCGATCACGGCCCTGACAATCGAACGAACCACGAAGCCCCAACAGTCCGCTGTTGGGGCTTTTTGCTATCTGGAGTCTGCCGCGATGGATCGAATCAAACGGGCGAAGCTCGCAACGGTCGCCCTGCTGGTTGTGGTCCTGGGCGCGTGCCAGCGCGTGAAGGCCGAAACAGCTGAAAAGGTGTTGATGGTGCCCCCGGCAACGTATGCCGGCGCTACAGCATTCGGGGTGCCCGTCACCAGCGTGACGCAGTGGGTTATGTGCCTATATGCGGTGCTGCTGGTGGCCTGGCACCTCAAAAGCAAGTGGTTCGGCAAGAAGCCGGAGAACAAAGGATGAAGCTGCCGCGTGGCTTGGTGTTACCCCTGGCGGCCGGCTTTACGCCGGTTCTGCTTGCCCTGGTGATGTTCTTCGAAGGCTGCAAGCTGACTGCCTACCAAGACGGCGCCGGTGTGTGGACTATCTGTTATGGCCACACCGCCGGCGTCAAACGCGGCGACGTGGCCACCCGGGCGCAATGCGTCAAATGGCTGCAAGAGGATCTGCAATACGCCGTCAGCGCGGTGGATCGCCACCTAAAGGCTGATGTGGGGTGGCTTTGCCGTGTGGCCAATGTCGATTTCGTCTATCAGATGGGCGAAACGAAGTACCGCAAGTCGACCTTGCTGGCTCGCTTCAATGCCGGCGACCGTTACGGCGCTCCTAATGAGTTCATGCGCTGGGTTTACACCGGCGGCAAGGACTGTCGCTTGGCTGAGTCCAATTGCGGCGGCGTTGTCACTCGGCAGCAGGTGCGCCGTGAGCTGTGCTTGGCGGCACCATGAAGATCAAGCGTTATCAGGTCCGTTTCAGTGACGGCCGGATCGCCACCGTCCTAGATATGGATGGAGACGATCCGGCCGTTGTCGTTTCAGGCATCTATGCCCAGTTCGCTACGGGCTATGTGATCGAGGTTATCCATGTCTCTTAACCCTTGGGTCGCCGGCGCGGCCGCTTTGGTCGTCAGCTTGGCTTTGTGGAAGGCGGACCATTCCGCCCTGGTGCGGGATTCGGCGCTTGCCGCGCTGAAAGAGTCCGAGGACACCAACAGCGCGTTGATCAGCCACTACAACCGCATCAACACCGAGCTGTACAACCGCACCGAGCTGATCACGCGGCTGACCGTGATCGAGCGCGGCACCCAGCAGCTGCGCACCACCGTGCAGGGGCAGGGCGAGCAGATCAATCGAAACCTTCAGGAGTTGAAACGCAATGACAAAGCCGTGGCGGATTTCCTTGCCCTGCCTGTTCCTGCTGCTCTCGGCGTGCGCTACGCCCGACCGGCAAGTACCAACCCCGCTGCCTGGCGTGCCGCCGCTGCCGCCGGTGTGCGGCCTGACCCCGTGTCAGCTGCCAGCCCGCCCAGTGGCGGTACTGACTGAGGATATCGACGCGGCCGTTACCGTAACGGAAGACGCGTTGTTGAGCTGCGCCGTGCAGGTGCTGGATTGCATCAACAAGCAGGAGGCGGCGACCCATGCCACCCAAGGCCAAGCGCCCGTGCCGCAAGCCAATGTGCCCGGGCAAGACAACCAGTAAGCATGGGTACTGCGAGGCCCACGCCTCGCTGGCCATCGGCTGGAACAGCCCCGATCGCGGCACGGCTGAGCAGCGTGGCTATGGCTGGGAGTGGCGCAAGCTGGCTCAAGCCATCCTTAAACGCGATCGCTATCTGTGCCAGTGCGAAAGCTGCGGCGGAAAGCGGCTTCCTGCATCGGAAGTTGACCACATTTTGCCGAAAAGCCTGGGTGGAACCGACGATCCGACCAATCTCAGGGCGATAAATCACGACTGCCACAAGGCCAAAACGGAGCGCGAAGCTCTGGAGGCTCGCCGGCGAACGTGACGCGATCAGGCGTCGAAAATCGGTCAAAAAATCGGCAAATAGGGGGGCGGGGCAAAATCGCTGCAGCCTTCGCCCCTCTCCACCGATTGCCCAGGGTTTTTCACACAGCCGCGAAATTAAAAAAAATCGCATTTCAGAAAATCGGGAGGCCTGAGCGATGGGAAGACACGCCAAGCCCACCGCCCTCAAGGTGCTGCAGGGCAACCCAGGCAAGCGAAAGCTGGAGAAGAAGGCGCCGACGCCGGCGCCGCTGGAGGCCACGCCTAACCCGCCTGAGTGGCTGGGCGAGTGGGCCGCCGAAATGTGGGAAACGATCGCGCCCTGGTTGACCCAGACCGGGATCATGACCCGCACCGACACCCACAACCTGGCCGCCTTCTGCGCGGCCTATGACCGGTGGCGCCAGGCCGAAGCCGAGGTGGCCGCCAAGGGCATCACCGTCGTTGACGCCAAGGGCGTGCTCAAGAAGAACCCGGCTTGCACCGTGATCAATGAGGCGCTGCGACAGCTGGCCAGCTTCGGGGCTGCCCTCGGGCTAGACCCGGCCAGCCGGGCGCGCCTGATGGGCAGCGGCGGGAATGACAAACCGGAAAACCCGTTCCTGTTGCTCAAAGGAGGGCGGGCCGCGAAGTGAGTTAAGACATGGCCAGCTACCCAAACGTAAACGCGGCGAACAAGTACGCCCGCGACGTGGTGGCCGGCAAGATCCCCGCGTGCAAGTACGTGCGCCGGTCCTGCCAGTTCCACCTGGATGACCTGGCCAAGTCGAAGAAGCGTGGTTTCCGCTGGGTGTTTGACCGCGACGCGGCCGAGCGGGTGACCGACTTCATTCAGTTGCTGCCCCATGCCAAGGGCAAGTGGGCGGCCTTGCGTGATCTGATCACGCTGGAGCCGTGGCAGCTGTTCATCTTCTGCAGCATCTTCGGTTGGGTCGACAAAAAGACCCGCCGCCGCCGGTACCGGGAAGTCTATATCGAGGTGCCGCGCAAGAACGGCAAGAGCGTGCTGGCTGCCGGCGTCGGCCTGTACATGCTGGTGATGGATGGCGAGTTCGGCGCCGAGGTGTATTGCGGTGCGACCACTGAGCGGCAGGCCTGGGAGGTGTTCCGGCCGGCGCGGCAGATGGTGCGGCGCACGCCCGAGCTGATCGAGGCCTTCGGCATTCAAGTCGCGGCCAAAAACCTGTCGGTGATCGGCGACGAAAGCAAGTTCGAACCGTTGATTGGCGACCCCGGTGACGGCCAGTCGCCGAGCTGCGCAATCGTGGACGAGTTCCACGAACACACCTCGGCGGCGCTGTATGAAACCATGCTGACCGGCATGGGCGCCCGTGATCAGCCGATGATGTTTGCTATCACTACGGCGGGTTACAACATCGCCGGGCCGTGCTACCTGCAGCGCGCCCAGGTGATCGACAAGCTCAACGGCACGGTACCTAACGACGAGCTGTTCGGGATCATCTACACGATCGACGATGACGACGATTGGAAAGATCCGGCCGTGCTACGCAAGGCCAACCCGAACTATGGGGTTTCCGTCAACGCGGAGTACCTGCTGAAACGCCAGGCCGACGCGGTGCGTTACCCGTCACGGCAAAACGCATTCAAGACCAAGCACCTCAACATCTGGGTAAGCGCCAAGCAAGCCTGGCTGAACATGGCGGATTGGGAGGCGTGCGGCGATCCAACGCTGACCCTGGATCAGTTCCTGGGCAAAAAATGCTGGGTGGGTGTCGACCTGGCCAGTAAGTCGGACATTTGCGCGGTGTCGCTGGTGTTCCTCGACAAGGTGGAGCTGGTCCCGGGCAGCGGCAAGTGGGTGGACCGCTGGACCGTGTTCTGCAAGTCGTACCTACCCGAAGGCGCGGTGGAACGGGGCGGGCCGAACAAGGCAGCGTATGAGGCGTGGGCCAATGCCGGGCACTTGGATTTGTGCGACGGCGAGGAAATGGATTTTGACCTGGTGCGCGACATGGTGGGCGAGTTCTCGTCCATGTTCGACATACAGGAAGTGGCCTATGACCCGTGGCGAGCTACCCAGCTTGGCCACCAGCTGCAGAAAGACGGCGCCGACGTGATCGAGGTGGGCAACGGTATCGCCACGATGAACTTGCCTATGCGTGAGCTTGAAGCGGCGCTGTTGTCGGGTCGCGTTCGTCATTCCTGTGATCCGGTGCTGGCTTGGATGGCTGGCAACGTCGTGGTGCGGCCATACAAGGGCTGTATCACCCCGCAGAAGGCCGACGAAGGCAAGACCGACATGCGCAAAATTGACGGCATCGTGGCCATTCTGATGGCCATGGGGCGCGCCATGCTGAGCGAATTCGAACCGGGCAGCCTGCTGGACAACCTGGCGGAAGAAGACCTAATC